AATAATGTGCTATCAGAGGCACTTGACAACGGAGCACCAGCATACTATAATAGCAACATTCTCGGCCGTTACATGCGGAAAGATTATGGAAATTTTGGAAAAGACTCTACAGGTGACTCATGACTGGGCAGTTGACAGAATGCATATTCTCTGTGACATGAAGAAGGATGATGTGCTAAAATCTGTAGAAGATGCTCATGCGATCCAGTCAGAGTTTGCCGAATGGTTAGACCCTAATCTTGAGGATCATGAAATCTACTCACTCGAATATCTTGGAGACAATGTTTAAATCACTTTTTGGAATTGGACTTCTTGCAAGTGTAGTTGCAATCCCTTCCCCAGAACCTGATCAAATCAAAGTGACACAGGAACCAGAACCTGTAGAAGAAATTCTTATAGAGGAAGAGACTTGGAAGTGTCCTAGTTGTACTCCTAATGAGCAAGTTGTTTTAGCAGCATTACAAGAGCACACAAAGATCTCTGATCGTAATGCACTTGCAACAATCATGGGAAACATTCAACAGGAATCTAAGTTCATTGCTAACATTTGTGAGGGTGGTGCTCGTGTTACTTATGAGAACTGTTTGAGAGGTGGTTATGGATTGATTCAGTGGACTTCTATCAATCGTTATAGAGGACTTGGAAACTTTGCAGTGAAGTATGATTGCAATCCAAGTGAATTAGATTGCCAAGTTCGTTGGATGATTAATGAACCTATCTTTCAACGTGTTCTTCCACAATTTGAGGGTGGTGGACAAACAGTATCTTATTACATGAGACCTGCATACTACTGGTTAGGATGGGGAATCAAAGGTAATAGAGAACTTTATGCATATGATTACACTAAGAAAATGGTATGGGCATGACTTTAGATTTAATTGACAACTTAGAAGCATCATTATTTGAATGTGGTCCTGGATACTTCACTCAAGGATATGGTTCTTTTGTAGGGGTTCTTGCTCCGAAGTATTTGGAAGATGATTCTTGGTTTGGTCCGGCAGTCTTATCTGATCGTCAAATGACTATCAAAGAAGCATATGAACATGCAGTATCTGATGGACAACTATTGTATGAAGATGATACAATAGAACCAAAAAATATTCATGAGGTGATTTATAATATTGCTACTAATAGTGGTAAAACTACAACACAACTGAATCCGATTGGTGTTGGTGGTTGGCAATCTGGGACTGGTTGGGAGCAGTTTAGGTGATTGAAGATTGGCGTTACAGTGAAAATAAGTTAAAACTTCGTGAGTCGGCACTTAAAGTTCTTCTTACTAAATATGGTAGTCAACTAAAAGAATCATTACCCGAATACACTAATCAATCAATGTATGAATGTGCTCATGATTGGGTATCTCAAGGTAATGTAAATACTAATGGTATTATTAAATATTTTGAGGCATATTATACATGAAAAAACTTTTACTATCTCTTCTTGGATGTGCTGCACTAGCAGGAACAGCATATGCAGGAGATGAAAAAATAACTAAAGGATACTATACTAATGATTCTTTGGGTTGCATGATCTTACGGGAATGCACCGATAATGTTCAAAGAATCACAAGTATCAAAGACATTCAAGATAATTATCCCAACTCTGATTATTCTGCTGTTGCTATTGAGTTTAATGAGATGTTGGACTCCCTTGATAAAATCGGAGTTATGGTTTTTCTAGGAGATCAGAAATATTTTCCTGTAGGTAATCGTGGTGTTTATCATACCGTAAGTAATAACTTCTTTCTGAATGATGCATTCATGGGTAGACAATCTACATTAATGAGTGTGGTTAGACATGAAGGATGGCACGTAGCACAAGATTGTATGGCAGGAACAATTGATAATTCAATGATTGCTATTATTCTTCCTGAAGATAATGTTCCTTTTATTTGGAAAGAAATGGCAGAAAGAACTTATCCAAAAACTGCTGTTCCGTGGGAAGCAGAAGCATCATGGGCAGGTAGAACTGAAGGAATGACTGCTGATGCACTTGCAGCATGTTCTACTGGTAAGATGTGGGAGATTTATGAACCCACTCCATTAACAAGAAAATACTTGGTTGATGAAGGGTATATTACTAAATAGTAATGATCAAAACTATCAGATCAATGCTTCCAAAAAAGAAGAAAGATCATGATGATGATGGATTCCATTGGCATGAAGAAGGAATTTCAAGTTTGGTTAGATTAATTGTATTGATATGGACTGGTGCAATCTTAACTTTAAACTATGTTTCAATTCCAGGAATACCTCAGCAAAAAATTGACCCTACTTTTATTGCCAGTGTTTTTACTGGTACATTAGCAACCTTTGGTGTAACACCATCAAAGTCTAATGGAAATGGTGGGGGAACACAAAAAACAATGGTAACAGTTCCTGTTCCTAAACCAAAAGATGAAGAGGAGAAAAAAACTACATGAAGTTTGAGTCTCAATGGGGTGGTGAAGATACTTGGTATACAAAGTTCAAAAGATGGGCAAATAAAAAAACCCTATTGTTCGTCATCTTGCATTAGGGTTTATTGAATGGTTGTGGTTGAAATGGATGGAGGGTAAAGTCCGAATGGAAATGGCATCTGTCGATAAGCAGGCAGAAGACATTGTAGAAATGTGGGAAAATGAAGATAAACCAATTATAAAATCAACACCATCTAAAGTAGAAGGACTAGATATTATAAGTATATCTACTACTGATGAAACTGATTCTTCGTCCACTTGATAACGTAAATGATCCTATGTGGTCAGTGATCTTTATGGTATTTCTTTCTGTTTGCATGGCGGGTTATGCTATCTACTATATATTAGGTGTTGATGAGAGGGAAGAAGAGCACAAGGAACTTTGATAGAGTGATGAGTACTTTATTTGTATTTGGATTTATAACTTTATTGACATATACCCTACATATTACATGGCCTATAACAAAAGGTAAGAACTAAAATGCAAAAAGTAATTAACGGAATCGCATTACTTTCGGGATTAGTATCACTTTCAATAGTTAGTGCAGGAGCATACCTTTATATGAATAAGGATGCTCTCATTGAGGATGCCAGAGTAAAGGCAACAGAAGCAGTTACTGAAGCAATTACAGAGGCACTTCCTGGTATGGTTGAAGGTCTTATGCCAGAGATGCCAGAAGTTCCTGAACTACCAGCACAAACTGGTGGTGTATTGCCTTTCTAAAAAATTTATGAGAAGTGTTAAATAGTAAAGATGTTTTATTATTTAAAAAATGGATAGATCAGTCCCAGCAAAAAAGAAAAGGGATAATCAAGATAAATTTTTCCTGTATGTAATTTTCTTTCATTTTTTTACAGCAGTTTCAAATATCTTTAAAGACTAATGCCACAAATTAATGATGTAAGGATTGAAGAAATATCCGCAACTGGTATTCCACCCATAAGAAGTATTTTTACTGGTCCACCTATATCATTACCAAATTCCCCACCAGTTACTTTAACTATTGGAACACCGATAGTCGATGTTCCTGGATGTGTAGAAGCAAATCTTAATGGTCCGGGATTAGTTAAAGATGATCCAAATGGAAATGTTGTTTTTTGTGATGGTCAAGTTCCTTCTTTCAATCCAATTGAATATGATCCGGAAGAAGATGTAAAATTAACTGGACCACCAGAAGCAATAACACCAAAGTTAGATCTTGAAGGTGATACTAAAATACCTGAAACTCCTCAGGTTTCTATACCAAAAACACCAGAAATTACTATTCCTTCTTGTGAAATAGATGAGGAATATAATGAGCAATTTAAAAGATGTGAAAAGAAAAATAATGAAGAAACTGTAGAGATAATAGAAGAACCCACATTCGTAGAACAGTATTTACCATCAGCAAACGAAGTTATAACAACAGTTACGATTGCTATGGCAGCAGCAACAGCAGCAGTCTTTGGTAAACCATTAGCAGAGATTTTATTAAAGTTAATCAAACCCCTTGTAAAGAAAGTAGTTCAGAAAGCAAAAGATAAAGTTGGTGTCAAGGAAGTGGTGCTCTCTGTGAGTGAGAGACGACAGTTACAAAGAGACTTGAGGAAGTAGACCACTTCCTAAACTGTCACAGCACTCCTTCACATGGGTGCTTTTTTATTGTATGATGACTTCATACACATCAAATTTATAATTAATTTTATTAAAAGAAATGTTCTCACAGAAAAAAACTAACAATGAAATTGTATCTTGATGATGTAAGAACACCACCAGAAGGTTGGACTCTCGTATCAACTGTAAAGGATATGATGTTCTTAACAGCAACTGAAAATCCTACTCATATCTCTTTAGATCACGACCTTGGAGATACAGATCCAGATTATACTGGATATGACTTTATGAATTGGTTAGAAAAGGCAGTTTTCTCTGGTGAATATACTAAAGACGACTTTCCAATCATTACATTTCACACAGACAATCCAGTAGGTCTTCAAAATATGAGAAGATCTTTGGCAAGTATTAATCGTATGCTACTAATTCCATATCCACATTAACGAGTAATAGAATGACGATGAGGGGCAATAGCATTCTTATTCATGACTGTCACATCGGCACATAACTTTGCCATTTCTGTGCCAGGAGTGAATAAGATCCCTTCCTTCATTAGATTTCCACAAGTCTTAAGTCTTGCCAGTTCAAAATCTAATCTTTTATTGGCAGTTAGTTGTCTCTGTAAAGCAATTTGTGTTGATGCTGCTTCTTTACACTGGTCTTGTAACTTTCGGTCCAGTGGACGACTCCATGTAGCAGAGAAACCTACAGATAAATTATAATTATCTTTCTGTCCAGTTCTGGTTCTCTTTTCAAAAATTATATCTCCTGGATTATCAATCCTTCCATCTCCATCTAAATCACTAACATCATATACTGGATCATTAAAAAATGGTTCGTATGGTTTAGCAGCAGATATAGCACCTGTCACATAGGGTGTAAAGTTGAGAGTGGGACCTTGACACTGTATACCTCCACCGTAGGTGTTTGTAATGTAAGGTCCCTGAAGGACTTGTATAGCTTGGTTTGTAACACTGCCTGAGGAGTTAGCAACAGGATTAGCAGTAGCAGAAACACCACCAACAGTTTCAGCATAAGATGGATTTGCAAATAATAATGTTATTGTGAGAATACTTTTAGATACTTTATTTCTTGTAAGTAGTTTTTGGATCATCATAATTTTGTTGGAATTATTAAATTTATTGACTAAAAATTGAAGTCGTATCAGTTGCACTTTCTATTTCTGTTACTCTTTGTATTATTGTTTGATTACTTAATCCTGGACCCTGATAAGTTTCTGTAAATTGGAATGCCTTTCCTGGGTTTGTTTGTTTCCAATTTTGAGAATCTGTTTGTAATCCAGTCAATGTTGAAGTCACTCCATCAATAGTATTGGTGGTTACTACTTGGGGAAGATTGATTTTCCCATCAGTTGTTTCTACATTAGTTCCAGTTACTGAATACTGATAACCGGTGTTATAGTCCATCGAATTGATGGTTTCTGTAATAGTTTGTTTTGTTTCTGTTCTGCTGGTTAATGAACCTTGACTGAAGTTGGGAACAACAGGAACACTCCAAGAAGGTTGAAGTATTCCATGTACAACACCAAGAATCAATCCTATACTAATTGCTTCTTGTAAACTATTCATAATTATTACTTAAAAATGGTGATTTCACTTACGAATTGTCCAATAGCATTTGTTCCAGGACCACCCGCAGTTAAACTAACTGTTCCAGTGGTATCGATAGAACCAGCAAGAGATCCTGCAGTACCACCTGCCTGAATAGTGTTGCTAGAATAAAGAGTCGGAATATCAAATCTACCATTAGATCCAAGATTATCATTAGTGATTACAGTATCACCAACTAATTGAGATTCTGCGAAACTAAATGCTTGACCATCAGTTGCAATACCATAAGTTCCAGAACGTATAGTTGCAGGTGCAGTTGCAGAAGATCCAGTAAGACCACCAAGATTAGTTACTGAAACATTGCTTCCAGATACTGAATAAGAAGAATCTAGACGTGTTGATGATGTTACAGGACCATCAACGGTTAATTGAACACTCGAAGATAATCTAGATGTAAGTCCACCTGCTGATGCAGAGGATGCACTTATCAAAACCATTCCAAAAGCTAGTAATGCTTTTTTCATTTTTTTTTTCTTTTCTGATTTGTGGGCACTGATTTATTTAGTTTCTTGTAAGTTATAAATAAAAATGAAATCTTTTTTTCATTGAAATGAACGAACAGGAAAATCATCTTTCTCAATTATTGGAGCAGAGATTAAAATTGATAGCAGAACTTGATGGACTTAGTGAACATTCCACAAGAACCAGAGATTTGATGCTTAAGACTCAAGGTGCTATTGAGTATTTGGAAGCAACCGGAGTTACATTGCCGGAACCTGAACCAGAAGCAGAAGTGTCTGAGACGGAAGTCGTAGAAGAGGGTTGACGCACAGACTAGAAGGCATTATAATAAACATGTTGAGAGGCAAAACACAGGTAAGAGCATCGACAAACAGATGACGCCTCTTGACTTTTTCATGGGCAAGTAGCTCAGATGGAAAGAGCCACGCACTTCTAATGCGTTGGTCGGGGGTTCGAGTCCCTCCTTGCCCGTTGGAAACTTTATGTTTCCTTATAATCCCATCGACCGAGCAAGAGAACGGGCCGAACTGTTAATTCGAGATTGCTAGGGGCAGTACCTAGGATGGGAGTTTCTAACCTCTAAATTATTATAAATAATAATAAAGTTATAGGTTAGAATGTCTGGTAAAGCAGTTGTTCAATTTCGTCAAAGAAGAAAAAAATGGGCAGTTGATGCATTTGGTGGTAAGTGTGGTATTTGTGGTTATGATAAATGTGTTGAGGCATTAGAGTTTCATCACCTTGATCCATCCCAAAAAGATTTCACACTAACAGCATCTGTGGCAAATAGACAAGTATTTGTTGGAGAACTTAGAAAGTGTGTTTGTTTGTGCTCTAACTGTCATCGTGAAGTTCATTCTGGTATTGCCAATATTCCAGATAATGTGCTAAAATTTGATGAAAGTTTTAAGGACAAACCTTTACCAGAAAAACCGAAGCACCCTTGTAAAGAGTGTGGAAAACTAACAACTATTACTCAAACATTCTGTTCAGTAAAATGCTCTCGCAAAAATAGAGAAGTTGCTGACTGGCCAAGTAATCGAGAGTTGCAAAAACTAGTTCTTGAAAATGGTTATTCTGCTACTGGTAGAATGTTTGGTGTCAGTGATAATGCAGTTAGAAAACGATTAAAATCAGTGGATTTGGGTTTATAACTCAGTTGGTAGAGTATCGGGCTTTTAACCTGCAAGTCGTCAGTTCGAGCCTGACTAAACCCACTTGACAAGAACTCAATCTTGTCTTATACTACTTCTTGTGTGAAGGAAGATGCGTCGGGAGAGCAATCTCCCACTCTGCGGAATTAGTTTAGAGGCAAAACTAAAGGTTTCCAACCTTTCGTCACCAGTTCGATTCTGGTATTCCGCTTTCGGGTTATCCGAATACCCGAAAAATTGATGAGTATAAATACTCTGAAGTTACTGTAAGTAACGATTTACAACAGAACCAGTCGAGGTTCTTAACATCTGCGGGTAATCATTCCGCAAGTAAAAAACGAGGAAAACAAATGTTTAAAACGACTATCGCTGCAGCTGCTGTTGCTGTTGCTCTTGCCCCTGCTGCTGCCCTAGCCGGACCCTACGTCAATGTCGAAGCTAACTCCGGTTGGACGGGATCTGATTATGGTGGAACTGCTACAGACCTTCACGTTGGATATGAAGGTGAACTGGGTGAGTCTGCATCCTACTACGTACAAGGAGGAGCTACTGTAGTCTCCCCTGATGGTGCTGAAAGCGACACTGTTCCTTCTGGTAAGGCAGGTCTCGGTCTTGCACTGACCGACGCACTGGGTGCATATGGTGAAGTCTCCTTCGTCGGTTCAGGTGATTCTGACATCGACCGTGGTTACGGAACCAAGTTGGGTCTGAAGTACTCCTTCTGATATCTAACATAGACATCTAGATGTTCGGGGACTCTGACGAGAGTCTCCTTTTTTATGATTTAAAAAATTGTCATTAAATTTATGAAATTCAAAGCACTTGCAATAATCGCATCTGCTACTCCTCTAATGGTGGCATGTGGATCAGCAGAAAAGACTACATTCAGACTAGATGCAGCAGGTGCTACATTCCCTGCTCCGTTATATCAAGCATGGTTTCAAACCATGGCAAGTGAAACTGGTAACCAAGTAAACTATCAAGCAGTTGGTAGTGGTGCCGGTGTCCGTCAGTATATGTCTGGCACAGTTGACTTCGGTGCCAGTGATGGTGCTGTGAGTGATGAGAAGCAAGACA